TGTGCTCTGATGGCAAAGGTTTACACCGGCAGAGATGGCGTAATGCAGCTTGCTGGCACGACCCTTGCCAAGGTCGTGAACTTTCAGCTGTCCGCCAATCTTGAAACGCTTGAAGTCACCACGCTGAGCGAACACATTCGTAGTTACACCCCAGGAGTTGCAGGGTACAGCGGCAGTGCCACGTTGCTGTATTACAAGGACGCTGACGACAACTTCAACACAACTGACATTCTGAACAAGCTTTACAAAACTGGCACGGACGGTGTCAGCAGCAGCGACACGGTTGAGCTGACGTTTCGTTGGGTTGATGGAGACGACAACAATGACATTAAGCTGACGGCTTATATCACCAGTGCGTCTATAGGTGCGGCGACTGGCGATATTGTGCGTGCTGAGATTGCATTCCAGGGGACTGGAGCCTTGTCAACGGTCACTATCTCATGAGCGTTTATCTAGGCACGTTTGGCGAGGTTGAGCTAAAGCGTCAATTCGACGGCAGTGAGCTGCAAGGAACAATCGTGCCTTCAGACGTCAACGCAACTGCCAAACGATTTAGTTTTGACTTTGATCACGGTCAACTACTTACCGGCGATCAGATTGAAATTACAAGCACTGACGACTCGGCCCTTGATTTTATTGACAGCTACACAAAAACAAGCGTCAAAAAATTTATCTACGTTGACGAGCTAGACGGCATCCATCTCTATGACAGTTTTGCGCACGCAGTTGCTGGCGGAACGACTAACGCGACTGCACTTGCGACGCCTGGCGATAACATTCCAATTAAAGTTGTTGTTGAGGGCAGCAAGTATCGAACACTTGGCCGGGTTCAAAGCTATGAACTTAACACGCAACGCGAAACCGTTGACGTCACGACACTTTCTGATGAGTTTCGCAGTCGCATTGGTACTTTAATGTCTGGCTCTGGGCGAATGTCTTGCGAATGGGAATACACAGGAGACACTGCAAAAGAGCTGCCAAATTATTTGCTTGAGTTAGTGCTTCGCACAAAAATTGGTAGCACATTTAAGGGAAAGTTTTACCTCAAAACCTCTGGATATAACCCAGCTGGTCACACAGATGCTAGTAATGATGAAATTTGGTACGAAGTCACCGGAGTGTTGACCGCTTGTGCGGTGCAATTCACAACAGCAGAATTAGTCCAAGTTACTGCCGATTTCATAACCACAAGCAAGATTGAGCTGCGAATGAACCTGGAGGTTGCCAGCAAGCTGACACAAGAGAACGGTGATGAGCTGCAGACGGAGCAAGATGACTCCGACGCAATCGCTCTGGAACAGTCATAGTGACGGCTCTATGATGAGCCCATCGTGGTTCATGCGTAGGGTTTCATGGCTGACATCAAGATCAGCGAACTTAACAGCCTTGCCGGGGCTGATCTGGTTGCCGCAGACGTGGTTGCTGTCGTGGACGACAGCGCCAGTGAAACCAAAAAGCTGACGGTTAGCGACCTAATCGCAAATGGCACGACGCTGATCTCTGACGCAACGATCCCAAGCGCCAAGATCCTGTTTTCTGCTGGGGCGATCGACACTGCCGAGCTGGCAGCGTCTGCGGTCGAAACTGCGAAGATCAATGATTCGGCTGTGACGGCAGCCAAATTGGCTGATAACTCCAGCGTGACGCTGGTGTCAACGCTGCCTGCATCTGGCGATTTCACGGGACAGATCGCGCTGGATACAGATGACGACAAGATCTATATCTGGGACGGATCTGCGTGGGATTCGGTTAAAGGCGCTGGCTCAATCAACGTCGTTAATGGCAGCACGACTGGTGAGGTCAATATTGTTACCTCTACCAGTGGTGACACCGTAACGGTTAGTGCAACGCTGGATGACACCACTGCAGGCGCACAATTCCTTGCTGGCCCAACTGGCGCTGGTGGAACGGTTGGCTACAGGGCCATCATTGGAACGGATCTTCCAACTGCGAGCACTACTGCAAAAGGTGGTGTGATCGTCAATGGCAATGGCCTGACGATGTCTAGCGACACAATCGCTATTGATAACACCGTTACTGCAGAGACTTCTGAAAACCACATTGTTCAGTATGACGCTAACGGTCTGGTTACTGGTGGTCGAGCGATTATTGCTGCTGACGTTCCAGTCGCAACTTCGACCGCTGTCGGTGTTATTCAGCCCGGCTCTGGTCTTGGGGTCACTGGTGCGGGCGAACTAAATCACGACAACTCAGTCACTGCAGGCACTGCTTCCAAGGTCACGTTTGACACGGAAGGCCACATTACTGGTACGGAATCGCTGGTTGCAGCTGATATTCCTGATCTCGATGCGAGCAAGATCACAACTGGAACTGTGCCAACTGCACGCATCGCATCAGATGCGGTTACTGCAGAAAAACTTGCTGATCGTTCTACAGCGACGATTGCAGAAACTACTCCAGATGGCGGTGCATTTATTGGTCAAACCCACCTGAATTCAATTACGGGTGATTACTTCCTTTGGGACGGCAACGTTTGGCAGCCGATCGGCATCAGCGTTGGTGAGATTGTTCTTGCTGGAACGTATGACGCCAACACGAACCTAGTCGCCACAGTTACCTCTGAGGGCACTGCTGTTGGCTATGAGGTTGGTTCAGCCCTGCCTTCAGCTTCTGACTCCAACAAGGGTTATTACGTCATTGTTAGTGAGGCGGGCACTGGCACGTCACCCGCACCAACAGTTGCGTTGAATCCGCCTGACTTTCTGTTGTCTACGGGCACGGCATATACGGAGATTGACGTTTCCGACACGGTGACGGCCCAGCAGGCATCAAATATCCAGTTCACCGCTGCAGGCAACATCGCATCAACAAATGTCCAGTCTGCGCTTGAGGAACTTGACACTGAAAAAGTTGCATCCGCCGACCCGACATTTACTGGAACGGTGTCGCTTGGCGAAGACGCTGTTCTGACGTTTGAAGGTGCAACTAGTAACGACTTTGAAACCACGCTGACCGTTACCGATCCAACGGCAGATCGCACGATCACGCTGCCAAATGTCACTGGAACGGTGGTGACAACTGGTGATACGGGCAGTGTGACCAGCACGATGATCACTGACGGCACGATCGTCAATGCTGACATCAATGCAAGTGCAGAGATTGCAGTTAGCAAGCTGGCGAACGGCACTGCACGTCAACTGCTGCAGACCGATGTTGCTGGAACGGGTGTTGAGTTCACCAGCAACGTTGATATCCCTGGAACGCTGGATGTCACTGGAGCGGCAACGCTTGACTCAACGTTGGGCGTTACTGGTCTGATTAGTGCAGACGGCAAGGTCAAGTTTCCTGCTGGTACGGCATCCGCTCCAAGCTTCTACAGCGGCACAGATACGAACACTGGTTTGTATTTCAGCGCAGGTGACGAGATTTCTGCTGCTACTGGCGGCACGCAGCGCGTTGTTGTTGATAGCTCAGGCCGTGTAGTAATTGGTGCGAGCAATGCGCGTGGCAATTTCTTAAATTCAACTTTTGACGCGAGGCTTCAAGTAGAAGGTGCTGATCAAGCAACAAGCACTATTTCGTCCGTTGCTAACAGCGCTAGCGATCATGCAATGTTGCTGCTTGGAAGATCGCGTGGCACTTCTGTTGGGTCAAATACAGTCGTACAGTCTGGTGACAATCTTGGCGAGCTGATATTCCAAGGCAGCGACGGAAGTCAATTTGTTCAAGCTGCAGCAGTCACTGGTGAGTGTGACGGGACGCCTGGCGCTAATGACATGCCAGGTCGCTTGGTCTTCAGCACAACAGGTGATGGCGCAGCATTACTTAGCGAGCGACTCAGGATCGACTCAAGTGGGAACGTGGGCATCGGCACCTCAGCGCCCGCTATGCCTTTGGACGTACACGGAGCCGACACAAATGCTAACGGAACTGGAGACGTAAAAGGTCAACTTAGGATCTTCAATGACACAACTGCTTTTGGCTCTTCACCGCGAGCGGGAATTGTATTCTCAACAAAATATAGAACAAGTCCTGACATTCCACTGGACGGCGCTGCTATTTACGGCGGC